GGTTATTAAAGTTGATTGATAAAATACTTTTTCAGGGATATCGAGAAGAGTTATGTCAAGAGATAGTAGATCTATTCAAAATACCTTTTGTTGAGCATAAATATAAATCAATAGTGCAAGATTGCGAATCTCCTGCAACACAAGAAGAATTAACAAAGGCTCTCGTTGATGCTCGACTGAAATTCTAGGGGTATTATGAATAAGGTTACAGTAAAAAAAAAGAAGATTAGTAAAACTAACAAGTCAAATTATAAAGATAGTCCTTATTATCAAGAAGAGATGAGGGAGTTTGTTGCGCAGGCATCAGCTAATAAAATGCGTATAGTTAATGAATTTTTAGAAGCATGTGCAAACTATCTTGAGAAGAAAGAAGAGCATACTGGTCCATTGCGTATTTTGAAGTGGTTTAAAGATAGAGGAGTGCCTAAGGGAACGCTCTGCATGTGGTTAAACCAAGATGAAGAGTTTTCACGTATATATAAAGAGGCAAAGTCTCATCTTTCAGAAGCTAGTATGGTTGGTATGCAAATGGGTTGGGTAGATAGACAAAGCGCTCTACATGTACTTCCTTACTATGATCCAGATTGGAATATTAACCATGGTCCTAATAAAATTGCTGAATTTCATGCTCAACTGAAAAAGAATGAAGATAAGAATGAGTCTGGCAATATAACTGTAATTGTAGAAGGTTATGGCGATAAATTAGAAGAATAATTTATTGCTCTTTTAGAGTGAGCGTTTACGCTTTACAGGTTCAAATGGGTGAATATGAAGTATATTATTAAAGGAAAACCATCTGGTACGTTTTTTAATAGTGAAGTGAAGACTAATAAATCAATCTTTAATACATGTCAGCATGATACTGTTAAGGCAAAGATAAGTATAGAAGGGCAACATGATGAAAGACCATATTATAGAGGCCCTTTACATTTAGATGCAGTATTCTATTTTGCTGAAAGCCATCATCCAAACCATAAATCATATCGATATCACCTTGAAAATCCACGCCTAACACAGCTTTTATTGTTTATTGAAGAATGTGCTGCCAAAATACTTTACGACTCTCCTGCTGCAATTATATCTATGTCAGCAAAAAAGCTTTATTCAGATGAACCACGTACAGAGTTTACCTTGAAAGAATTAGATAATGGATAAAGTCATACGTCTCAATGAATACTTTACGCCACGAGACTATCAAATTCCAATTATCAATGCGCTTGAGCGAGACAACATAAAGAAGCTGCTAATTATCATTGCACGTCGAGCAGGCAAAGACGTTGTTGCATGGAACCTTCTCATTCGCCAAGCAATTAAAGAACCAGGATTATATTTGTATTGTCTCCCAAAAACTTGTCAAAGCCGTAATGTGATTTGGGATGGAATTACAAAAGAGGGTCGCCGATTCCTAGATTACATTCCACAAGAGCTTATAGTTTCTAAAAACAATGTAGAAATGAAAATAATGCTCAAAAATAATTCTATTATAAAGTTAACTGGGTCAGATAACTATGATAGATCAATTGTAGGATCTGCAGCGAAAATGATAGTGTTCAGCGAGTGGGCCTTGTGTGACCCCAGGGCCTACCAGTACGCCCGTCCTATATTTGCAGAAAATCAGGGAAAAGTTCTTTTCCTTACTACGCCACGCGGCCATAATCATCTACATACTATGTATAATAAGGTTAAAGATTTACCAGATTGGTATACAACTTTAATGACAGTAGATGACACTAAGCATATTTCTAAAGAAGAAATTCAACAGCTTATTGATAATGGTGAGATGTCATGGGATCTAGTACAGCAAGAATTCTACTGTAGTTTTTCGCTCGGCCAGGAGGGCGCATACTTTGCTAAATATATTGACAAGATGTATTTAAATGATCAGATCACAGAAGTAAAGCATAGGCCAGATTATCCAGTTTTTACAGTATGGGATTTAGGTCTTGATGATCGCTGTACTATTGTCTTTTATCAGATTATTAATGACAGAATTAATGTAATTGATTGTTATAATAATCTAAAAGGTGGTCTTATTGATTACATTCGTTATGTCAAAAAGTTAGAGGATGAAAGAGAGTGGTATTATGATAAGCATTTTGCCCCACATGATATGTCTTCAAGGGAAATAGCAACGGGTCTTGAGCGTTATAAAGTTGCAAAGCAGCATGGTATAAACTTTCATATATTACCAAAATTACCAGTACTTGATGGTATTGAACAAGTGCGTTGTATTCTTCCACGTACTTACATTGATGAAACACGCTGCGCTGATTTATTAAAGTCTCTTAATAATTACCATAAAGAGTATGATGAGATACGAGGAATTTACCAAGACAAGCCATTTAAAGATTGGTCTAACCACTTTGCTGATTCTATGAGATATCTTGCAATGTCATTGAAGTTTATGCGTAAAAAGACAACAGTAGAAGATATACATAGAATACGTGATGAAGGTATGAGATTGCGTCATGCACCTCAATTTGGTTTTCATGATAAATTGAATGATAGGATACCTCAAAAGAAAACTATTATTTATACTTAGGTCCCATTGAATTTATAATTAAAATTGTTGTATCTTATCTGTGGTTATAAGATTATATAGGAAAAAAAAATGCCAGGAATGAATACGGGACTTGTCGAATCAATCTATGGTAATCAGCAATCAAGATTTAACGTATTTTATGAAAGATTTGCGTCACAAAATCAAGCTTTATGGAATGAGGGTGTTTTAGATGCCCGTTGTTATATTGGTTCACCTTCTTATTGGAATCAAATATATAATAACTATCCTTCTATAACCAATCGTCTTAACTTTAATTTGCTACGTTCTCTTGTTCATTCAATAGAAGGTGTACAGCGATTGAATAGGAAGTCTATGCTCGCAATACCAGGTGAAAATGGTATTGGTGATACTTCTGACCAAATTAGCAAAGTCTTTTTTTATCTAAATAATAAAGAGGATATAGATAACACTCTTTCTGATGCATTTAAATCTGCTTTAATACATGGAATATCATTCATACATGTATGGGTTGACTATCGTAGAGATCCAGTAAATGGAGATATAAAACTTGAAAAGTGGGCACTCAATGAAGTAATGTTTGATGGCTCATTTAGAAATAGAGATATGAGTGATTGTGAAGGAGTTAGTAGAGCTTCATTTGTTACGCGTGAAAATGCAAAAATTCTTTATCCTGATGTTGCTGATTTTATAGATACTATACCTTTAGGTGGATCGGAAGAAGATCAAAAGTTTACTTACTTGCCAGATATAGATGACTGGCAAAGAAAACATATGTTATCACTTGTTGAGTATTTATATTTATCTACCAGAGAAAAAACTATTTTGCGTGATATAACTGATGGTAAAGAGATTGAATGGGTTGGTGATGAGGATGACCTAGCTGAGTATCTCCTTGATAAAGAAGAAATATATGTTGAAAAGATTACTGTGCCGACTGTTAAACTTGAAATACGTGTTGGAGGTTTTACTATATATGACGGACCAAACACACTTGGAGTTGACTGTTATCCACTAATACCAGTTTATTGTTATTGGAATCCAGAATTGCTTCTTATGGAAGAACGATTCCAATCAGTAATACGTGATGTACGCGATACTCAATTCATGTTTAACTATCGAAAGGGTGCTGAAATAGACATTCTTGATAGTCAAATGAATAGCGGTGTCATAGTAAAAGAAGGTGCAGTTATTAATCAACTTGATCTTACTAAAAGAGGTCAAGGCAATATTGTTGTTATGGATGCTGATGCGAACATGGAAGATATTCAGTTTATAAAGCCAGCAGATATACCAGCAGGACAATTTCAAGAAAGTAAATCATTAGAAGAGCTTGCTATGAGAATTATGGGTATTAATGAAGCACAAATTGGTTCATCATTAGATCAACAAACTGCTGGAATTACTGAAAAGATGCGGTTAAATTCTGGTTTGACACTATTGCAGCCTTTATTTGATGGCCTTGATGCATCATTAAAATCTCTAGGTAAACTTTTAGTAAAAGTAATACAAAATAACTTCACCCCAGGCAAGATAGCGCGTATTGTAGGTGAAGATCCAACCGCTGAATTCTACTCGAAGGTCTGGGGTGAATATGACATTGTAATTGAAGATGGATTTAATACTACAACTCAAAGACAACAAGAATTTGCTCAATTATTCCAGCTTAAGCAGCTTGGTGTAAATATTCCAGATGCACGACTTATTGCATCAGCAACTATTCAAAATAAAAAACAGCTCATTGAGCTTCTTGAAGAACAGCAAAAGAAACAACAAGAATTCGAACAACAGCAAAATCAATTACAACTCTCTGAAATTGAAGCACGCACTAAACTTGTTAATGCACAAGCAGCTGCAGATATGGGATTATACCAAGAACGTTCAAGCCGTGTTGTTGATAATAAAATGCAAGCTAAAGAACGTTATGCAAAAGCCATTTCTGATATTGAATCAGCAGCATTGGATAGAGCAAAGACTATTAAGGAACTTGAGTCTATTGATGTAGATAATTTAAGATCAGCTTTAGAAATAATTCAACAAATAAAAGCAGAACAGAAAAAGGAACTTGAGTTAGCATATGAAATGGCTGAAAATGATGTTGCTCAACCAGTAATGAATAATAACCAAGAGTCTAATTTATTTAATCAAATAGTAGGAGCACCATGAAGAAAAAAGATATGTCATATGGATATCCATATGATTCTTTTGGTAAAGGTATTGGCAAATCATCAAACAATACTTCACCATTTGCTCAAGTTTCTTCTGTTATGGAAGTAAGCAAAGCAAATTACAGTTCAGGTGGATGGTATGATTGTGGTGTTGCTTCAATCGATAAAACAATCAATGCAAATCGAATGAAGCGCGACAAACAACGCAGTGATTTGAAGTTCTAACATGCCTTCAATGCCACGCTCTAAGAAGAGTAAAGGCACACTCATAGCATATTCGCTATTGAGTGTGCCAAAACCATTTGAATTGGATAATTCTATGAAGAAAAAACTATCTGAGTTAAAAAAGAATATTGAGATCTTAAAGCAGTTAAAAGCTCAACGAGAAGCTCAGGAAGTTTTACAACAACAATAAAAAAAAAGAATAAGGTGATTAAATTGATTAGTTTTGGTTTAGATAAAATTATAAAGTCTATTAAAAATTATTTATATGGAGATGATGATTGTGGAGTACAAAAAGAAGAAAAAAGTCCGTTCAGATATAAATTCGAACTCGAAAAAGAAACAAAATACATACCCTACAGAAGATATGAAAGATTCCAAGAAGAAAAGCCGAAAAAAAGAAGGCGCGGGCGTCCAAAAAAAGAAAAAAAAGAAGTTTGAGCGTTTTGCTGCTGATAGGATGGAGGACTATAAAGAAGGCAAAATGCATGCTAGAAAGAAAAAGACTGGTCCTGTTGTAAAGAAAAGAGATCAAGCAATTGCTATTATGTTGAATGAGGCAAGTGATAAAGGTCTCTATAAAAAGAAAAAGAAAAAATGAATATAAAGAGAACCATGGAGCGCTGGGAAGAGTTTCTACAAAAATACCAAAGAGATTATCTTGAAAATCTTGAAATAGCTGTTCAGAGAGGTAAGAAAAAGTTTGCTGGAAGAGACTTCTTTATAATGGTTATTAAAAGAAAAGACAATCTTGGTGTCGGTGAAATTCTTACCTATTTTACTGATGTTGACCAATGGTTTGTAACACAGTCATGTCCTGATCCTGATTTTTCACAATCTGTGTATAAGTATGATGCAGCTGCTGATAAACATGAAATTTTATGGTCATTACCAGAAGAAGAGATTGCTAAAGAATTACGTCATGCGTTAACTCCTCCAGAAGGATATGAGGCAGCGTTTGATGTTGTTAAGAAGTATTATGAAGGTGTCCTCTGGAAACTTTGTAAGTTCTATAATAAAGAACAAAAAGATACAAATCTTCTTGAGGGAAAAGATCCAATTAAATATAAAGAATATATTGGTGCTCTTGATGAATTAGATAAAAACATCGATGAGCTTCCTGATCTTAAAAAGATATTAAAAGTATAAAAATAGATAAAGGATAAGTATGAATACACAAGATAGTTATGTAATTACTTCTTCTCCTGATGCAGATGAAGAAATGAAGCAAGAAGAGCAAATTGAAGAAACTTCACTTGATAATGAAGAAGAAAATGAAATTGAAATCGGAGAATCAAATGAAGATGATACTAATGAAGATGCTTTGGAAGATGAGGAGAATGAGAAGACTCCTGAGTACAACTTTAAAAACATGCGTGCGAAACTTGAAGAAGCAACACGCAGACGCGAAGAAATAGAACGTGAACGCGAAGAAGAACGCAAACGTGTTGATGAGTTATATCAATATACGTTGAGCCTTCAAGAAGAGAATAAGCAATTTCGTAGTCAGTATGAAGATTTTACAAAGAAAAAATCAAAGCGCTATGATGAAGATGATGAAGATGATGAAGTTTACTTTAAGAGTTTAAAAGATGATGATCTTGCTGAAATAGCTCATGTAAAAAAATATATGTCACGGCTCGAAAAAAAGATTGAATTAAGTGAAAAAAGACGTGAGCAAGAACGTAAAGAGAATGAAGAAAGAGAAAGATTACGTAAAGAGGCTGAAATACGACGTAGTTTTGTTGAGCAATATCCTGATTATTATTCTGTAATAAATAAGGAAAATCTTGATAAGCTTGAAAAATTAAAACCTCAATTAGTAGCTACTCTTGTAGAATCAACTAATCTTAGAGCTAAAGGTTTAGCAACTTATGATGCTATTGTGGAATTTGTTTTAAAAAATAAACATAATGATGAAATAAGTAGAAATAAAATTCTTGCTAAAAAGAATCTATCTAAACCAAAATCACTTTCACAAATAAATAAATCTAAAAATTCAAACTCTTCTTTAGATAAAGCTTTTGAAGCTATGACATGGTCTGAAAGAAAACGTGAGAGAAAACGTATTCAAGAAGAAATGAAACGAGCTCAACAAGTATATTAATAAAATCAGGCAGTAGTTATATAACTATTGCCTTTCTTATATTCAAATGATACTGTACAAGTGTATTAGCAAACAACGTACTAGGGATCGTGACCTCAGCTAATAGTCGCGTAAGGGATTCGCACCCCAATTCAATATACTGTTTATATTAAAAAATCTTTTTTTAGAGGATAGCATTGTATGAATAATCGTGCTAATATCCCGCCGGCTATGATTAATTCCTTATATAAAAGGTTTTTAGCTGTTGAGGAACCAAACTTAATTCACGGTGTTACAGCTACATATCAGACATTGCCAAAAGGTGGTGGTCTTTATATGACTTGGAGAAGATACGAAAAATTTGGTCTTGCTTTAGATGATCTAGGTATTACTGGACAAGATCCAGCACCACGCGATCTTGAGATCAATGATTATAGCGCACAAGTTAAATATTATGGACTTTATGCAAATATCCAAGAACAGCTTGAGATTCAAAACCAAGAATCAGTTCTAAATATATTCGCAGAAAGACTTGGTATTTCTATGCGTGAGTCAGAAGATGTTCTCATACGTGATCGTATGGCTACAACTATGAACGTTATGAATTGTACAAAAGGTGGTAATGCGCAAGTTCCTACAGAAATTACTAGAGATGATATTGTCAGAATGACACAAGTCCTTATAAGAAACTCTGCCAAATTCATTTCACGTGGTGTTGATGGGGCCGATCGCTATGGATCAGGGCCAGTCAGGGATGCTTTTTTTGCCCTCGCAAATACTGATATAATTCCTGATCTTGAAAACTGTGATGGTTTCCAAGCACGTTGGAATTATTCATATCCTGATAAAGCTCTTGAATCTGAATGGGGTGCAGTTAGAAACATTCGAGTCTTGGTATCGCCATTTGGTTACAAAAGAGAAAATGCATCATCAACAGGTCAAACTGTTTATAGTGTTTTCTTCCCTACTATTGAAAGTTATGGAATTGTCGATCAAAGTGGTACGAGTTCTCAACTTATTTATACTGCTCCAAATGTTAATTCACGTTTGAATCTGTATGCAAGTTTAGGATACAAATTTACACATGCTACACAGATATTTAAAGATGTGTGGTTAGGTAGACTTGATTGTACTATTTATGCAGGAGTTTAATTATGGCAACTTTTTCTAATAAATTTATATCAACTGGAGCCAGAACATTCTTGCCATTTCAGCAAGTAGATGAAGCTGATTTTTGGAACGCTTCAACAGGTGTTAGTTTTAAATGGTATCGTGGCATGGAAAATGGAAAAGCTATTCTTATCGCACAAAATGGTGATAAGACTTTTCCAGCAACTAAAGTTATAACACCAATTAAGACATCAATACCTACAATTGAAGCAGAAAAAGATGTTGCTTCAATTACTAATGCAGTTCAACCTGTATTTATATATGATATGGCTCCTGGTTATGTAACAAATGACATTATTCGAGTATATAGTTCTACTAATCAACGTACTATTATGGGTATTGATTTTGCTGTAACCATGAACGGTCCTGGAACTCAAGCTACAACAGTATGCACATTGCCCAATGAACCTAGTGAATTAGGTGGTGGAGAAGGTAAATCTGTACGAATTCCTTATGGTTCTCCTTTTTATCCAGCATATAGAAATATTGCTGATATGATTGCAGTTGGTCAAACATTAAAAGTATTTACGACTGTTCCGCATGGTTATGCGGCTGGTGGTAGAGTTACATTCCAAGTTGATAGAGCTTTTGGTATGTATCAAGTAAATGAATTAACTGGAACAATTACAGATGCAAATCCAGATTCAACAGCTCCAGCTAAAAATAGTATTTCTTTTATTGTAGACATTGATGCTACTGCATTCTCTGCTTTTGAATGGCCAATATCACAAACTTTAACATATACATATCCTACTGTTGCACCAGAGGGTACAGATATTGCTTATGCATTAAAAAATAATGAATCAATATATGCTTCTGCTTATTCTGATAGATCATTTATTGGATTGCAGCTTGAAGCAGGAGTATCAGCTCCTGTTGGTGTAGCTGGTAATGAAATTTGGTGGTCTGCATCAGCTAACTTTAGTCATGATGAAATAGAACCAGTAGATGTTTAATAGAGGGGTTTTATCCCCTCTTTCTTTTAAAGGAATAATATGGATATAAATAATATACCTCTTGGTTATACCTCTTTTAATATAAATGCATTAGAAGCTGGTAAATCAAAAAAAATGTCAAAAGAAGAATACAGAGCGTTAGTTGAAGAAGATCGTCAAGAAGTTGTTGGAAGATTTAAATATGACGAACAACCAGGTGGTTTATTAGTATTCCAACCATATATTCATGAAGGTGATCCACTTGATCGTGTATTTAGAATGAGGGATGGCGAAGTTTATCGTATACCTTATGGTGTTGCTAAAAAATTAAATGAATGTGGTGAATATGCTATTCGTAGATCAGCTATGAGAACTTACAAAGATATGCCGCAAGTTAACACTGGTGATCCTGAAAGAATGAAAATAGTAGAGACACGACAACGTTATTCATTCCATCCTATTGGGTTTAACGAGAAACTTTTAAAAGCAGCCCCAAAAAGCATAGCAACAGTTACAGAAATGAATGAGTATGCTGATTGGCAAACTTTTGACGTACATAAAGAAAAAGAAAGAAGAACAATAGAAAATTCTGATGCAGCTTATGTTAAAGGCAGAGTTGCGCGTAAAAAAGTAGAAGATAAGCAAAGTGAGTCTGGTGAAAAAGAAATAACAGAAATTATATCCTAGTCATCTTATTCTTTTTTTTTAATTCTTTTAGGCCCATAGAAATATGGGTCTATTTTCATAGCAATTTACTATCTATATTTGGTATGTTAATAAAAATATATAAGGGAAATTATGGCTGGA